GCGACTGCCCGATGGATTACAGCGACTGGCCGTGTCCTGCGGCACCGGAAACACACGACTGCGAGGGTGGTCCGGTAGAGTTATGCTGGCTGCTCTACTACGGCCTCGCGGCCACCTACGCCGATGCGCAGGCGCTGTGGGCGCGGATGGAGGAGGCGGCGAAGAACGATGGCTGAGCTATGGTGGCTGCCGGTGGTGACATTCATCCTCGGGGCGGTCTGGGGTGCAGTGCACGTGTACATCCAGGCCAGCGAAGAGATTGGCCTATTGCGTTTGGTGATAAGGCGGCTGGAGCGGGAACGGGAGGCCGACGATGCCGGATGAACGGACGTGCCGAACCTGTTGGCACTGGGATGTGATTGAACCCGGCCAAGGGCTGTGCGGGCACCCGGCCACCGGTGGGGCCGTGCACGGTGCTGAGGATACGTGCTGCGACCACCTCACTATAGTGGGACGTGGTGGTGACTGGCAGCCGCACGAGCAGTTGAGCGGAGGCAGCGCCCCTGCCGAGGACTGGAGGGAGCCGATGGTTGACGCGAGCAACAGCAGCAACCCGCCGGAGATTGCCCCACCGCCAAGCCACTGGTCCGACGCGGTGACCTACGCCGTCCAGGTCGAGCAGTACATCGACAAGCTCCGCGCTGATGGGGTGATTGCTGCTCCTGGGTTACTGGACGATACACTAGTGCATGAGGTCCCGGCCAACATTGACGAGGTGATTGCCGATGTGGAGAGCGCCAAGACCGGGGGCGTGGAGCCGGATGGCCTGGTTGCATCATTGCAATCGCGTTTGGCCCGTTTCGCGGCGCGCATAGACAGGCGAATGGCAGCAGATGTAAGGAGGCGACAACGTGAGCAACAGTAGCACCCCGTCCGAGGAGCACGTTGGGCGGCACTTGCTGAGCGGCGGGCTCAAGCCCGAGGACGTGGAGCCGGATCCGCAGGCAATCATGGCCGAACGCGACCTGCTGAAGCAGCGCGTCGCGGAGTTGAGCCGCGACAACTGGAATCTGCACGAAGCCCTGAGTGTGGCGGAAGCGGAAATGCAACCGACCGAGGTGTGTCCAGCATGTAATGGCGATGTACATTGGGGCAAGCCGGGCGTCTGCTGTCTGTGCGGGAACATGGGCGTTGTCACCAAAGAACGGCTGTTGCGGATAGACGCATTTCGACAATGCGAGGCTGCAAACAAGCGCATCGCCGAACTGGAGGCCGAGAACGAACGGCTGCGGGCTGCCCTCATGCCGCTGGAGACATCGAGCATTGCCAGTGCGGTGCAGGAGGCAGCGGCGGCGACCATGCAGCGCGACCAGCTGCAGGCCGCCCTGGAGCTGGAGCGCCGGGCGGTGGAGGCGCTGGCCGAACACATAGAGATAGCCTGTGAAGGCTTCGCGCATGGCAGTATGTCGGCAATGGAGGTGGCGCCCGGAGGGTACACGGACGCCGCCGAGATAGCCGCGTGGGCGCGGAAGCGGGCGCTGGACGCAGAGAGTGGCGAGTGAGCCACGCCCTTGACACACCCCCACCCGGTATGCAACACTATCCGGTGATGGCTACACAGAAGCCGTCACAATTGGCAGCAACGGCCCCGGCGCCCTCTGGGTGCGGGGGCCTTACTGCGTCCGGGCCGGGGGCACCTGAGCCAACGTCACCCACCACACTCACGGTTGAGACTACAGCATGCCCCCGGCCTGTTACGTTTGTGAACACACTTTGAAAAGACCACTGCCCGCGCGCGGAAACTTTGGCAGCGAGAATGCTCCCCGCGTGTGAAGGGACTGCGAAGCTACATGCCGAGGCCGACGAAATGCACACCGGAGCTCACGGAGAAGATATGCGAATATCTGGCCTCCGGCTGCTACGTGTGCACGGCCTGTCAGGCAGAGGCGGCGAGCGGCTGATGCAGGAGACCCCAGCGGCGTTGGCGGCATTCGAGCGGTACTGGCAGATGGGGCCAACACGGAGCCTTGCGAAACTGGCCGAACAGGACATTGCCCAAGGACTCACTGAAGCCACACTGATGAGCCATGAACGCCAACTCAAGGACTGGTCCACATCGTTGGGCTGGCAGGACCGCCTCAAGCAGCGCGTCGAGCAGGACGCCGCCGAGTTCCGCGCAGCGATGAAAGAGCGGGCAGCGGCATTCCGCAATCGTGTCATCGGCGCGATTGAAGTCGACACGAGCCGCTATCTGAGGAAGCTGCAGGATAGCGGGAATGAGCTGCTTGCCGAAAACGCGGCGGACCTTGAGCGCATGGTCAAGCTGTACATGCAGTTAGCCGAGCAGCCGCTTGGTGAGCGCGTCGAGATCAGCGGCGCGGGCGGCGGGCCGGTGGCACACTCAATCATCTTCGAGGTGGTAGGCGGAGAGGAGGCAGCGGGTGAGCCGGACAGCGACGGCGACTGATACGCGGTTTCAGATCAGCAAGCCGCAGGCGCGGTTCCTGCAGTCCACCGCTGCCAACGTTGTGCTGCAGGGCGGCGCCGGTTCTGGCAAGACCTGGGCGGCGGTGATGAAGGCGCTGGTCATGGCCTCGCAGCATCCGGGCTCGCGGGGCATGCTGGTGGCGCCGTCGCATCCGCAGCTACAGCAGGCGGCCATTCCGCACCTGCTGACCATCGCCGACAAGCTCGGCCTGCTGACGACCTGGGACTGGCACAAGAGCAACAACCTGATCACGCTGCCGAACGGCTCTGAAATATGGCTGCGTTCAGCGGACAACCCGGCGGCGCTGCTGGGGGCCGACCTGTCATGGTGTGTGGGCGACGAGGTAGGGCTCTGGCGCAAGCAGGCATACGACTACCTGATGGGCCGCTTGCGACAGCCGGGCTACCCGCACCAGGCGGCATTCAGCTTCACGCCGAAGGGCCGCAACTGGTGCTGGGAAGCTCTGGGTATCGAGCGCGAGGGCCTGGAGATCGTGCGGGCCACCACGTTCGCCAACCCGTTTCTCGAGACCGACTACCACGACCGACTGCGGCGGGAGTACGGCGAGGGCTCGATGCTGTGGCAGCAGGAGGTCCTCGGCGAGTACGTGGCGTGGGAGGGCCTGGTCTACCCGCAGTTCGCCGTGGACACGCACGTGACGGAGCCGCCTGCGCGCGGGAAGTTCGCCGCGGTCATCGGGAGTTGTGACTGGGGCTGGACGAACCCTGGCGTGCTGCTCGTGCTGGGGCTGGGCTATGATGATACCATCTACGTGCTCGATGAACTGTACCAGCGGGAGCAGCCGGTTGACTGGTGGGCGTCACAGGCGCAGCGGTTCGGCGACCAGTACGGCGTAACGGCATGGTACTGCGACCCGAGTGCGCCGGACAACATCCGCATGTTTCAGGTGGCCGGGCTCAATGCCCTGCCTGCGACCAACGCCGTGCTGCCGGGGCTGCAGGCGACGGGCGGGCGCATAGCTGCGCGGACGCTGCTGGTCGCGCCGGGCTGCATCGAGACCGTGCGGGAGATACAGACCTACTGCTGGCGCACGCGGCCTGATGGGACGGTGCGCGCCGACGAGCCGGAGAAGCTCAACGACCACGCGATGGACGCGCTCAGGTACGGCGTGATGGGCTACATGGCGCCGGTGGAGACGCAGGCGGTACGGTTCGTCGAGGCGCAAGATGTGCTCTACGCATTCGGGTCTGACGACGAGCTTGGAGCGGCGAGGCTATGAGGTGGCCCTGGCAGCGAGACACCGAGCACGAGCAGGCACTGCGCGCAGCGGAGACCGAGTACGCGCGGCTGCAAGAGGCCGTTGCCAGTAACGTGCGGCAGCAGATGGCAGAGGAGGACCGTGGTTGGACGGCGATGGCGGGGTACGCCGACAGCCTGGACCTGACGCTGCGGGACCTCGACGACATCCGCAATCGCTGCCGGGCGTTGTGGCGCGTAGACCCGACCGTGCGGCAGGCTGAGCGGCTGTTGGCGTCGGGTACGTTCGGGGAGGGCATCAGCACGCCGGCTGCGACCGACGAGGCCGTGCAGGCTATCATCGACGAACACTGGGACGACGCCGACAACCAGCTTGCCCTGTACTCGCACGAGGCGATGCTGCGCAGTAACTTGCTGATGCTGACTGACGGCGAGCAGTTCCTGACGCTGCACACGAGCCGGGCCGACCACCATGTGAAGCTGGGGGAGGTAGACCCGTCTGAGATAGTGGCCGTGGTGGTGGACGAGGCGAACCCACTGCGCCCGGTGGCGTATGCGCGGCGCTACTACCCGAGTGTGTACGACCCGCAGACACAGACGTATCGGCGCAGTGAGCAGGTGCGCGTGGTGCACATTGTGGACTGGACTGTGCGGATACCACAGGGCGCGCCGGGGGCTATCGACCCGGAGGTTGTGCGGCGCGCTATGGCGCTGCCCGACGTGGTGCCGGATATGAGCATCTACCATCTGCGGCCGGTGGGCCTGGGGCGTCGTGGCATCCCGGAGATATACCCGGCATACGACTGGATCAAGGCGCAGAGCAAGACGCTCAGTGCGCTGGTGACGTGGACGCGGGCGCAGGCTGCCATCGCGTGGCAGATACGCCAGACGGTGACGACGCAGGCGGCGGCGAACCGGGCGGCGCAGAGTGCTGCTCAGGTCGGCGGCGTAGCGGGCATTCGCGTAGCGAACGACCAGTCGGAGATGACGCCGGTGGATGTGGGCACGGGGCAGACGGCGAACCTGAGCGCGACGGTACGGCAGGTGATGCTGCAGGGGGTCCGTGCGTTCGGCTTCGGTGAGCACTTCTACGGCGACGCGAGCAGCGGCAAATACACGACCGCGGCGAACATGGAAATGCCGGTGATATGGAACATCCAGCAGCGGCAGACGATGTACCGCGAGAGCCTGCGCGAGGTAGTGCGGTATGCGCTGTGGTGGGCGCAGGACAGGCGCAAGCTGCCTGCCGGGGCTGACCTCTACTTCGACCTCGAGTTCCCGCCCGCGGAGCCCCGGACGCCACAGACGCTGGCAACAGACCTGCAGGCGCTGGGCAGCGGCGTGATGACCGGACTACTCGATCCGAGGGAGGCGG